GCATGGTCTACGTCCGCTATCGTTGTCTTCAGAGGAAATCCTTGGTATGGAGTACATCACAATGATTCGTATTGGGATAAGATGTACGTCATGGAGATTTCCTGTCCCGGAGTATCTGGACCAACTCCAACACCTTATCCAACGTATACTCCGTATCCAACTCCAGTTCCTTGTGGAACACCAGTCCCAGGCAACTGTCCAACGAAGGAGGAAATAGCATCTGAAGTATGGTTGACAGGCATTCCACTTCTTAGAGAACTACTTGCAAGCATTCGGATATACTTTCCGTAGATATGTAACGGACAGTATAATATACAACTATAAAAATACCTCCTTACAAGTTTTGTATTGTAAGGAGGTATTTCTATTTATGATAACTATACGTGTCGGAGAAGTGTACAGTACGATAGACGCTCCAGCTAATGTCATGTCAGTCGTTCACAAGGTATGTAGAGCACGTCCAAGTAACTTTATGTATATGCCAAAGTACAGAGCAAAGGTGTGGGATGGATACATAACTCTAATGAAGGGGGCGCATAGAGTTCCTACAGGATTACTTGGATACATAGAAGAAGCAATGTACAATTATGGAGTAGTTGTAAAGTATGAAGAAGAAGGAATTAGAAGAGTAGATTCATACGGAGCTATCACAGAGTCAGTTCTAAACGGAGTGCATCTTAGAGATTACCAGTACGATGCAGTGTCTTCATTACTGTCTGCTGAACGCGGAATAGCTAAGATGGCTACTAATGCGGGGAAGACAGTTGTATTCTCTGCTCTAATACACGTTCTGAACAATGCTGACGCAATGGTGATTGTTCAGACAAGAGAGCTTCTGTATCAAACGCATGATAGAATGGAAGAATATCTAGGACGCACTGTAGGATTGATAGGAGATTCACACGTAGATTATTCGGATGTATGTGTAGCTACTATCCAGACTCTTATGTCTCTAAGAAAGAAGCTGAGCAAGAACAGCTTTAGACTATTGTTCGCTTCCAACAAGATACTGATAGTAGATGAATGCCATCATATCTCAGACAACAAAACATTCGACGTACTGATGGATATACCAGGATGGTACAGATATGGTATGTCTGGCACTCCTTTAAGAAGAGGAACGTTGAATGACTACAAGCTGATATCTTGTACAGGACCAGTAGTTGTAGAGGTAGGCAATGACTTCCTCATTAAGGAGGAGTGGTCAGCAAAGCCTATCATATTCATGCATGATTATGCAGATGAGTACGATACAGATGATATGTGGGATGCATCATATATGGATGCATATCAGGAATGCATAGTCGACAATGATATCAGGAACAGCATAGTTGTTGATTCAGCAGTTGAAGAGCTTCCTCGTGGGCCTGTACTTGTTATAGTGTCTAGAATTGAGCATGGCAATACTCTTCTTGAGTCCTTGAAGTCTAGATGCAACAGCATATTCGTTCATGGATCCACAGACATTGGAATTAGAATAGCTGCATTGAAGCGCATAGCAAAAGGAGAACACATTGTAGTAATAGCTACTCAAATATTTGACGAGGGAGTAGATGTTCCAGCACTGGATACAATTATACTAGCCTGTGGAGGTGCATCTCACAAGCAGCTACTTCAGAGGATAGGAAGAGGACTTAGAAAGAAGGTCAGAAACATATTGCATGTGCATGACTTTCTAGACTCAGATAATAAGCATCTATTGAACCACACTGAAAGGAGATATGACGTCTATGAAGAAGAAGGGTTCGAAGTCAGAGAGTATGACTGAGAAGTTGACTAGGTTAGCAGTTCCTCCGCTAGTCAGTGCATACAAGTCAGCAGTGACGCAAACATGCTTTCTAGGAAGTGCTAACAACTTTAACGTTTCTGCCAAGGATTATCCAAAGTTTGTTGCCAGACAAAAGCAGTTAGATTCAATTAGATGTTCGTATGACAGATATGCAATAACAGCCGTTATTGCATGGTGGGGATGGTGCAAGTCTCATGGAATGAGGGCAGTGCCAGTATCACTGTTCTGTGGTAAGAAATCGTGGGAACGCTTTCTAAAGATATACGAAAGCACAGTAGAAGTACAGACTCCAGTTGAAGATGATTTCTCCAAACTAGTGTACTTTGAGTACAGAGTGGCTCAGTTGTATGTAGGAAACATGATGACGGGTGGAATGGAGCCTGTCAGTATGATTAGAAAGATGTTGAAGGTTGATCCTCCAATAGCTAGTGTGCAGAAGGAAGTTTTGTATCTACTGTCACTTCAGTACGGCTCACTGATAGAATCATATGATGATCTGTACTATCTATTATCCAATACTGAGAAAGGTGGTCGCACTAGTGCCAGCAACATTCATGAACACACGGAGGTTCAGGCTGAAGATCTTGGCGTGCATGTTGAAGCCGAGATGGTTGGCGACATACGGGCCGATAATTAAGCCTGAATACTTTGAAAGCAAGGATGAGCATGAGCTTGCAGAGGTACTGCTAGAGTATTGGAGGCAGTATAAGCGTCCACCAGTTGATCAGGATGATGTACTAGATCTGATAGGTGAAGATGAATACGCAGATATCATAGGGACTGTATTCCTAGGAGTGCATGACTGGGATCTAGAATATGCCAGTGACAGTGCTATCCAGTTCTGTAAAGAGCAAGCATCAAAGCTGGCAGTTCTAGAGTCTCTAGATGATATAAACAAAGGTGACCTGAGTAGCGTACACTCTAGATTGAAAGAGGCTATGAAGGTTGGAGAGGATATAGGGGATGTAGGAATTGATATCAAGAAGGATGCTAGTAAGTGGCTTCATGAACAGCAGATGGACAAGGTTCCTACAGGACTTATACATCTAGATATAGCAATGGAAGGTGGTCTTGGAGCTGGTGAACTAGGTGTGTTTATGTCACCACCTAACTATGGAAAAAGCATGTCGCTGATTAATGTTGGGTACGGTGCTGCTGGACCAATCTCTAGATGCAATGTGATTCACTTTACACTGGAGATGAGTGCTAATGTAGTGGCTAAAAGGTACGCAGCACGCATGCTATTCAGATTTCCACCAAAGTCTGGAAGTATGACAGAGTACGAGGATGACTTTATCAGAGTTGCCAATATGCTCATGCCAGGAAGTGTTCGTACTTTAGGTGTGCGTGGAACTGTGGCGAATCTTAGGTCCAAGACAGATATGTATATTGACAGAGGATTCACTCCTGACTTGATAGTAGTTGACTATGCAGATGAAATACAGCCTTCCAGACGTAGGGAATCACATTGGATTGAGATAGGAGATGTATTCAGGGAACTGAGGGATATGGCCTTTGACTATAATGTTCCTATATGGACAGGAACACAGGCCAATAGAGGAGCGCTGAACAAAGAGGTCATTACGATGGGAGATCTGGCAGACTCATTTCAGAAAGCTAGCATAGCTGATGCAATTATAGCTATCTGCCAGACTGCTGAAGAGGAAAAGATAAACCAGTGTCGTCTATATTTAGCCAAGTTGAGGGATGGAAAGTCCAGAGCTATGGTAAGAGCCAAGTTCTATCCTGAACAACAGGCTATCGTAACAACTGGGTTCGCGTAGGCGACCCCAAGGTGCCTACTATTACAGGTCAAGCTACAATACAGTCCAGCAAAGGAGTGTACAGATTGATGCCTATATCTACTAGACTAGAAATGGTATGTAGAGCGTGCTATATGATAGGAAATGTGCATGAGTCTATTATTCCGTGCGAAGTAACTAGTGCGTATATAGAAAATGGTGTGATGTCAGATGGGTGGACATCATATTATGCTGGTGGATTCGTATTCCATTATTACTGTCCAGACCATGCTGAGATTGGTAAGAGATGGGAGGCAGAAGAATCGTGCGTGATATAACAGACTGGACGTACAGATATTTCCAGGATGTAAAAGAAACTTCCACTGATCTTATAGTCAACTGCCCGTTCTGCCCTAGTCCTGACACAAAGTACCACTTGCATATTTCCAAGGTTATGCCAGCTTGCCACTGCTTTAGATGTGACTACAGCGGTTCTTGGAATAAGCTAGTCAAGGACTGTGGTGGACAGCTTACAGATGCTGACTCAATAACTCCTCTGTATCAATTGA